GCGCAGCAGATCGGCATCACGCCCGCGGAGGCGCAGGGGATGATCAACGCAATGGGCGGGTCCAATGCCGTGGCGGGCCAGGATCTTGGCGCGGTGGCCGCGCAGTCGCTGGGGTTCGACACCGGCATGGGCACATCGTATGGCGCTGTTGGTGGCGATGGTGGCGGCGGCTACGGCGGATATGGCGGAGACACCGGAGGAGCTGACACTGGCGGGTTCGGTGGAGAGTATTGATTTGGCGTACCAGCGCCACCGGCAACCGCGCAGCCGTTAATGCGTGAGACGGAGAAACCATGAGCACTGAAGCAGCAGAACTGCAAGACGAACCCGTAGCCGTCGAACTCGACGCGACGCCAGAGGCGACAGAACCCGACGCTGAAGCGGCACCGGAGCCGGAAGAAGTCGTCGTCACCATTGGCGACGAAGCGCCTCCCGAAGAGCCGGAGCCGACCAAGAACTGGGTCAACGAACTGCGGCGCAAAAACCGAGAGGATCAGAAACGCATCCGCGAACTGGAGGCCAAACTCCAGAGTCAGGCGCAGCCCGCCCAGGTCGCGCCGGCGCTGCCGGCTAAGCCCAAACTGGAGGACTTCGATTACAACTCCTCGCAGTACGAGCAGGCGGTGGATCAGTGGTATGCCAAGAAGCGCGAGGTGGACGAGCACCAGGCTCGCATGTGGCAGGCCGAAGAGCATCAGGTCAAGGCGTGGCAGTCCAAGTTGGAGGGCTACGCTACGTCCAAGAAATCCCTGCGCGTATCCGATTACGAGGACGCCGAGGCCACGGTGCAGGAAACCCTGAGCACCATCCAGCAGGGCGTAATCCTGCAAGGCGCCGACGATCCGGCTAAGGTGGTTTACGCGCTTGGCAAAAATCCAGCCAAGGCAAAAGAACTCGCGGCTATCACCGATCCGGTGAAATTTTCGTTTGCTATTGCCAGACTGGAGGCGCAGTTGAAAGTCGCACCCCGCAAAACCCCGCCGCCACCGGAATCCAGCGTGCGCGGCACTGCGCCGATGAGCGGCGCCGTGGACAGCAATCTTGACCGCCTGCGGGCTGAAGCAGGTCGCACTGGCGATTATTCCAAGGTCATTCGCTATCGACAGCAGCTGCGTGAAAAATCCAAGCGCTGACCTATTGCACTTGGCACAAAATGTGATACATTTGCGCCAAGTGCAGGTCTCGCCAGCCAGAAATCGGCAGAGCACGCCACATGAGCGTCCGCCGGCTCTGACTGGTGAGTAGCAAAGCGCGGCTAAAGCCGCACCAAGTCACTCAATCCAATTCCAAGGGCCAATCATGAGCAACGCTTTTTCCAAGGAAGAGCGCGTCGCGTTCGAGGACATCCTCGAGGGTTTCAACGACGCGCTCGTGCTCTCGCGCAACGTCTCCATGTATCGTACCGAAGGTTCGATGATGGAGCGCACAAACAACATCATCTGGCGTCCGCAGCCGTACATCGCCCAGTCGTTCGACGGCATGGACCAGACGCTGAACTTCACGGACTTCACCCAGCTCACCGTCCCCGCGACGCTCGGCTTCCAGAAGTCGGTTCCGTGGACCATGAACGCGATGGAACTCCGCGACGCGCTGCAGGAAGGCCGTCTCGGCGACGCCGCCAAGCAGAAGCTCGCCAGCGACATCAACCTCGCAATCATGAACGTGGCTGCTCTGCAGAGTTCGCTGGTCGTCACCGTCTCAGGTGCCGCCGGCGACTACGACGACGTGGCGCTGTGCGACACGATCATGAACGAGCAGGGCGTGCAGGCGTTCGACCGCTACCTGGCGCTGTCGAGCCGAGACTACAACGGCATGGCCGGCAATCTGGCTGTGGCGACGCGATCGTTCGGCAATCAGATCAGCGACGAGGCATATCGCCGCGGGTTTGTGGGCACGGTGGCTGGGTTTCAAACCTACAAGTTCGACTACGCCAACCGTATCCGTGCGGCCAGCGGTTCGGACCCGACCATCGACACCCGCGCCTCGGCCGCGAACTACTGGGTTCCGGTGGCCACCACGGTCGCGCCGACTGGCGAGTCGAGTAACGTTGACAACCGATTCCAGACGATCACCCACTCTTCGGTGACCACGGAGCTGGCGGCTGGCGACGCCATCACGATCAGCGGCGTGAACGCGGTGCATCACATCACCAAGGCCGACACGGGCGAACTGAAGACGTTCCGGATCGTGCAGCGCCTGACGGCGACGACCTCGGTGATTACGCCCCCGATCATCAGCAACCAGGGCGGCACCGACGCCGAAGCGCAGTACCAGAACTGTGTGGTGGTGCCGAATTCCGGGGCCACGATGGATCGCTTGAACATCAAGGCCGCGCCGATCAACTGCTTCTGGCAGAAGGACGCGCTGGAAATCCTGCCGGGCCGTTATGCGGTGCCGACCGATGCTGGCGCCAACGTGATGCGCGCCTCGACGGACCAGGGCATCGAACTGGTGATGCAGAAGGAGTACGACATCAACACGATGAAGACCAAGTATCGCCTTGATACGCTGTTCGGCGTCGTGAACAAGCAGCCCGAGATGTCCGGCATCCTGCTGTTTGGCCAGACCCCCTGATGACAAGCGGGCCGGGTAACTCCGGCCCGTGTCGCAACCACATCTGAGGAACCACATCATGGCAAATTCCATCGTTGCGCCGCAGGGCACCGCCACGCTGACGCTGACTGCCGGCCAGAGCATTGCGCTCGACACGCTGACCGAAACGACCGTTTTCGAGCAGGTGGGCTTTCCCAACTACCCGACCCAGAACGATCTGGAATCGACGTTCAGCGGTTATACGGTTCTCGGACCGTATGCCTCTGGCGCGACCCTGGTTGTCGAGGCTGGAGCCGCCGAGGTGGCGTACCAAGTCGGTGTCGCGCCTGTTGTGTTCGGCGCCAACTACCAGGCCACTCCGACCACGCAGAACTCGGCCGCCACGCTGACGACTGCCAAGGTCATGTCCGGCCTGATCACCACAACCCAAACCACCGGCGCAACCATCGCCGTGCTGTTGCCCAACGGCGCGGACATGGATCTTGCAGCGCAGTTTGAGGTGGGTGATTACTTCGACTGGGTGCTGGTCAACCTGTCGACCGGCTCCAACACGGTGACGATCACCAACGCTGCGTCTGGCAACAACATCAACGGCAATGCCGTCGTTGCCGTGACCACCAGCGCCCGGTTCCGCACCTACAAGACTGCGGCTGACACGTTCGCTACCTACCGTATCGCCTGACGCAAGGCGACGCCAACCAGCGCGGGCGGCGGTCGCTGACTACCGCCCGCGTTTTCGCATCTGGAGCACATCATGCCGCTGACCAAGGGTTACAGCCAGAAGTCGATCAGCAAGAACGTCTCCAAGGAGATGAAGGCCGGCATGCCTCAGAAGCAGGCCGTGGCCGTTGCGCTGAACACTGCGCGCACCGCGGCCATGAAGGCAGGCAAGCCAAGCAAGGCGCCGATGAAGAAGGGCATGAAGTGAAGGCCAAGCCCGGGCTTTATGCTGCGATCAACGCCAAGCGCGAGCGCATCGCTGCCGGCTCTGGTGAGAGAATGCGCAAGCCCGGCGCCAAGGGCGCGCCGACGGCTGCCGCATTCCGCGAGTCTGCCAAGACTGCCAAGCCCCGCAAGAAAGCCTGACGCATGGACTTCCCGCGCTTTGTCTACCACGCGCCAGGCGCAAACCGCCACAGTAGCGGTGGCCGGTATGGCTATGTGGCCGTCAACTCCATCGAGGAGTACGACGCGCACCTGGCGCAGGACTACCACGCCACGCCGCGGGAGGCCATTGCCGCAGCAGGCGAACTAGCGTTCACGGCGCATCTCAACAAGCGGCAGCTCAAAGCCGTTGCCAAGGCCAAGCCGTGGCTGCGCCTGCAAGCCCCTCAGAAGCCCCTACAGCCGCTTCTTTCGGCCGAGGAGGTATCTGCGCTCATCGCGCCGATTTCGCAGGCTCCTGTGCCCGCTGATGATGTGCCGCCTACGCGGTCAGAGCTGGAGCAGAAGGCCATCGAACTCGGCGTGAAGTTTGACGGGCGCACCACTGACGCAGCGTTGCTGCGGCGCATCAATTCTGTCCTTAAGGAACCTGTCTGATGGGCTACAGCAAACGCCAGTTTTGCGAGGCCGCGTTTGCCGAGATCGGGCTTGCGGCTTACGCATTCGATTTGCAGCCGCAACAATTTGAGGC